ACCTCCCTGCCCCTGACCTCTACCACCCACATTAGGTCGACGTACTGGTAAGAACTTTGACTGACCTGGACCATAGTTTGTAATCTTACCAATTTTACCCGGCATACCACCTGTAGTGTCTCCACCGGGGTTGATTCTGCCTGGGAGAGTTGTAAGTTTGTAGGCTCCGACGTTTGTGGGATCCACTCTAAAAAGCTGCTGATAGCCACCATAGGCCGGTACATTAGGTCCAATACCAAGACCCGGTCCGACCATATCCTTGGGAACCGGTCCCAAGTTGTTCATCTGCCCTGAAACATAGGGCCTATCCCTGAAATCCTGGACGGGTTCACCATTGACATGCTTCATAAAAGCGACATCACCAAAGCTTGGTTGAACATCCTTTCTCTTGGTCTGAACTCCTGGTCCGGCCATAGCTGGATCAGATACTTCACCTCCCGTAAAAGTTCCTGTCATTCTAGACATGTTGTCATTTTGTTCCGGTTGTAATTGTTCTTTTTTATCGTCTTTATCAGTGTAAAATTCGACAGTGGTTTTGCTTTCGTCGGACTTTAGACTGAGATTACGACCCGCGCAAACTAAACCCAAGATTGCTGCTAATGATACGACATCCATCTTTATTATTAATAGTATAATTTAATTATTACAATATCTTTTACCAAACAACCCATTCTGAACATCGGCTCTAGTGCTGGTTGGTTCAGTTTTCATAGTTCTAAGAGGAAGACTACATTTCATATTCTGCCACGGGAAAGTCTGTTTCGATGCAGTGTTTACGTATACATGGTCGAATCTAGTCGTAGCCTGTGGTCTCAGTTCATCCGAAACTCCAATAAGATCGTTCGGTGCACCTTTACCGGCCATATAAGGTGCTGTGCCAAACAACATGGTGTTGGGACGGCAACAGTAGTTCAGTTCACTGGGTTGGGGGTAAGCAAAAACTACATCGTCCGCACATTGTGCTGGGACGGTATCTCCTGTAATCCGTTGTAAATCAGGCTGTAATTGATAGGCCATTTATAATGAATGTAGAAATTAATTTATCAAAAAGGTGATCCTCCTCGCATACCAGTTCTCATTTGACCGCTAGAATCTAGACCAGCGAATGCCTCTGATTGGACACCCCTGGCGTCGGGACTGCAAGATCCCTGGTCGGACCTGCACATCGGGCGGTTCTTTTTACCGTAGCACCACTCGGCAAACGCCGTTTGATCACCGGGGATAGTCGTGTTTGGCATGGATATAAACTGTCGAGCAGCGGCATTGCGTTGCACGTTGGGCATCGGGCATCTAGATCTACCACAGTCGTATGGAATAGTGTCTTCGACGAGTTTTTTAACCTGTCTTTGGACGGTGGGGTAATAACAGGCTGGTGGTCTGTTGGGCTCCTCTGTATAATCTGTCAAAAGTACGTTTGCCAGGGGGTTGTTTTCAGAAGGAAGCTGACAGCCAGGTCTCTCGTTAACTTCATCAATAGCAACTGTGGGGTGGGGAATTGGTTTTACAATCATGTCGTTATTATGAAACATATAAAGAACCATCAGTACCATACCAACAAGTACAAATATTCTAACATCTCTCTTTATTAAATAGATTATACATCCTAAATAAAGAACAAACCTTGTAGTGGCATTTATTCTTTCATTGTCGCTTTGTGTATTATTTGGCCAAAAAACCTGTATTTTATCTTTTTTAAATAGTTCATTTGGGTTGTCAAACCATGCCTGTGCCATTTATATTATCGCAATAAATAAATTATTTCAGCATTCCACCTAGGTTTCCTAAAAGTGCAGTCATGCTATTCATGAGTTGGTCATTCGAGCCAGAACCGTCGCCTTCACCACCCATACCACCGGCGCACTGGGCGGCGACATTCTCGATAGTGCTCAACGCCTCGGCGGGAATAGATGTAATGGTCATCCCCAAAACATTAAGCGTCTGGAGATATTGCCAAATTGCATCTTTTGTACCCTGAGACAAATCACCATTCCAATATTTACTGATATTGATATCATCGAGAAAACCATCACCTGAAGTTAGGAACGAATCATCCTTTGCCATAATCTGGTTGGTGATTCCGGAAACACCTTCCATAAATCCATTAACACACTGACGAGGATTAGTCTTCCTCATCAAATCAAAACCGGTTGAATATTTAATAATAGCTTTCTCCTCTGGAAATGTTTGCTTCAACTCGTTGAGAAACTGTTCCATCATATCATTAAATGCTTTGACCGACGCCATTTATATAAAATAATTATTTAAATCTTTAAGTTAGAATGGTTCCACTGATATCGTTTCTTTGCAGGCTGCACCATTGGAAACAATGAAATAAACCAAAATTGCTACTAGAATAGAGGGTTTTGTGTATGCATTAAGTTCTGGTTTGGGTTCGTTGTTCATCCTCGCCTTCATGTAAATGTAGGCAGCGGTGGCAAGCCCGGCAAAAACTGTAGCACCGATAGGATCTCTTAGATGTTCGCTTATGTCCATTTATATTAACATTGGATTATTTTTCAGGTGCATCTCCGAAAAGGACATCGTCCACTTCCTCTTCTGGTGGTTGCACCGTAGCGACGGCAGGATGTTTACGTAGTTGGGCAAAATTAATGTTTTTGACCTCTGCGGGTGGTTGTGGACCATCTAAAGACTCTGGGTCGGGCGTGGGATCCAATTCGGTAGAAGGGTCCATTAGTCCCTCGGGTCCCTCGGTGATGGGTTCCGCAGACGGGGGTTCTTCAGGCTCCATCAGTGGATCATCTTCGAGGATATCGGGATCCTCACCATCTGTTGCATCGTGGTCTAGATCTATATCCTTTTCACTCATTTGCTCACCCTGTGAGATGTACGTGTGAAGGATCTTCTGTATGGGCACCATCTCTTTGATAGTCGATTCAATATTCTTCCTGATACGCTCATTCAAATTTTTAGATCTATCGTAATCGGAAATATCATCCTGATAGATGTACGGGTCTTGGTAAAGCTCCTTTGCGACAGAAAGGTAGCATCCGTGAGTAAATACTTCATTGGTCGGAAGTTTAATTGATATTTTCTTGTTATCACTTGTAAGTCTTACGGACGAAAGAATCTTTACATAGCTGACAAATACGGCGGCAAGAAGGTCATTAAACCATGCACATGAATTGGAAAGGTTTTCAGTGTGCTGGTGAATCATATGATTGTTCCAATTGGGAACCTCTTTTAAAAACTTTTGGTATTGCTGCAAGACATTCTTACCTTTAGAAGCAGTAACCGCCTCATTGTACATGGTATTAAATGTCTCTATCATAACCGGACCCATTAAATTGCATAGCTGTTCGACATACTCTTTTTTCGCTTCAACGAGAATATTCAGATTGTTATCCATATTGAAATGTAGTTATAATATATTCTCATTTATATTTACGCGCTGTCTTTCGTAGGTTCATCAATGACGGGAAAGAACTGTCGTTGGGTTCATGGTTCTCTTCGGGTGTTTTATCTTTTTTTACTTTCCATTGCACAAGTAGATTGATATCTCCATATATTTGAACATCAAACCCACTCCTCTCAAACTGCCTGGCTATATATTTTGCAGCGTTTTTCAAACTATAGGTTGGATACCCTAGAAGGAAAGGTGGGATAGTCAAATATGTGTGTTTCTGTGAAAGCTCTGCATTTCGTGTAATTTTATTTGAAAATTGGTAATATATCTTTGTATATATTTCCTTTTTGATCTTTTGTTTATTTTTTTCCAGTTTTTGCAATTCTTGGACTGATACCATTTAATCTACTTTAACAATATTTGCACGCTCAATTTCCTCAAAGGGTAAAAACACATGAGCGTCATCCGCCATGAATGGGGCAATGCCTTCATTATCACTAGTCTTTGGTACAGGCTGTGTATTGGTCTGTAATATTTTACCATCACCATACACAACATCAATTAAGAATCCGTATGGGAATCCCTGTGTAGCCGTAAACATGAACCTGATTTTCATATACATTTTACCTTCAGGCCCATTGAATATTCTGGCATAAGGTGTATATATGGCATAAGCACATATGCCAGTTTTGGCTTTGATAAACTTTTGAGCTGCCATTACAGCCTCTTGTAATTGTGATGGTGTTATGGCGACAGATGTCTCTTGTAAATCACCATATTGATCTGGACCATCCGTGTTTAGTAAAGTTATATCCTTTTTTTGAGATATACCAGCAAATCCAGGAAACTCTATGAAACCCTCGGACTTGCACATGTAAACAGCGGCCAGTGCACCTAATGCTATAAACAACTTTGTAGAATCAGACATTTATATATGCGTTTAAAAAAAATAAAGAAAAATATTCAATAATTTAAATGGCGGCTCTCCTGATATATAGCACAAAGTGCCAACATTCAGAAAAAGTAATTGAATTTGTAAACCAACATGATACACTAAAGAAGATTGTAAACTTGCACGATATAGGACAGAGAGGAGTACCTCCACAATACAAGAACAAAATCAACAGGGTGCCGACATTGTTGACAAAAAATGGAAAACTACTAGTGGGTGATGAAATTAAACAGTGGCTATATTCGCTTTTGCCAAATGAAATTGAGAGTTGTGGAATAGGTGGAATGTGCTCCATGTCTACATTGGAAAAGGATGAATCAGGGGGAGATTTCTTCAGTCTAAATAATTACGGACAGTCTCTGCAACCTATGATGACCACAGACCTTGAAAACAAGATAAACAAAAAGGTTTCTGACGCTTTTGATAGTGCATCTAGATAAAGAATTAAATAGTTTCTTTCAAAAAATGAGGTTCACAACTATACAAGCTTCGGCAATTAAATCAGTGTTTGAGGTATTAAAGGACATTCTAAATGATATCAATATCTATTTTACAAAAAGTGGTATTAGAATCTTGACCCTGGATACGGCAAGGTCATCTCTGGTGGATTTAAAGTTGGACGCAGAAAATTTTGAAGAATATGAATGTGATCATGATATTATCGCTGGAGTAAATATTACAAATACACATAAACTATTGAAAACTATTTCCGGAAATGATACACTAGAGTTTATTATCAATGACAATGAGTTTATGTATATCAATATCAGAAATACAGTAAAAGGAACCAAAACAACTTTCAAATTGAAACTGTTGGATGTTAACGAAGATCAGATAGAACTTCCCGCGATCCCAGTTAATGTAATAACTATTGTACCATCGATTGATTTCCAGAGGATTTGCCGGGACATGTATAATCTATCAAGTGAACTACACATTACAAAGACGCCCAAGAATGTAATTTTTGAATGCGAAGGTGATTTTGCATCTCAAAAAACACATGTAGAAATTGAATCAGATATGAAAGGGGAAATTACAGGCAAGTATTCACTGAAATATCTGAATCTATTTACAAAGGCAACAAGTCTCTGTTCAACAATTCAATTGCTTCACGAATATGATAGTAGGTTTCTTATTCTAAAATATAATGTAGCTAATCTTGGTTATATTAGTTTTTATTTGGCTACTAAGGTAGATCCATAGTCGAAGTTTTTTTTGTATTAATTAGTAGAGTTTCACCCATTACATTTTCTACTTTGATGTATTCGTAATCAAAAATCAAATTGCTTTTTATATCTTGTTCGTGAAAGTTTTTCTTTGGACCTGCATATGAAATATAATTGTTTGTTATATCTTCAATAACATTATCATTTTCATCTATAGCATATACTCGTTGAACAGGGATGGAAAACTTCATTGTTTTACTTTCCCGCGGTATCTCTTTTTTTATATCGTCCGTACAAAATACATACGGTTGACTATCATATAAATATGTTGTAAACATAATTATGTTTTTCACATTCTGTGGAGGGGAATAAATATCCTCGACGTGTGCAGCATTTGAAAAATATACACCTTCGTCCGACCATTTTTTACTTTCTTTGAGCCAGAAAATACCACTATATACAGGCTTTTCAGTATTTTCCAATTCATACTTGACATCAATATTAACTATATGATAATTACCTTTTTTCAATGTAATATAAAACCATATATTTCTAATAAAAATCCATATATCTATAAGGAAAAAGAAAAATTTAGAAAGCATATTAAAAGAATAATATACTAATTCTTTAATCTATGGAAACTAACTTTCTAAGCAGGTATGAAAATAAAATTACTGGTTGGAATGTAAAAATTAAAGATGACCCAGCCAATAAAAAAAAATATGAAAGTGAAATGAGCGAATACATTGCAAAATGTATACCCTATATGATAAGATATACTTCAGAAGGTATAGTTGAAACCGTTGATGATCAATTTGGTATAAAAGTTAAAAAAGGTACACAGAGAAAGGATATATATGGGGAATATCTACTTGATGTTGAAGAATACAAAGGAACTGAATATTTAGATATGACCAGAGGAAATGAACAAACTGGACAATGTTTAGAATGTCAATCATTTGACCTAATATATGATAAACAAACAAGCACAGACATATGTCGAAATTGTGGGATTTCTTGTGAAGTTATTAATTCTGATAATATTTCATATAAAGAAGAACATGAAACCGAAAGAAAGATTACATATTCTTACAAGCGTGATAATCACTTTAATGAATGGCTATTGCAATTTCAAGCCAGAGAAACAACAAACATTCCAGATGAAGTTATTGATCAATTAAGATACGAGTTTAAAAAACAAAAAATTTTAAATATAAAAGAAATTAATCATAAAAAGGTTAGAACACTATTGAAAAAATTAAGATTAAATAAATATTACGAACATATTCCATATATTACAAATATGCTAAACGGATTAAAACCACCTTGTATGTCTCAAGAACTTGAAGAAAAATTGAGACACATGTTTGTACAAATTCAAAAACCATTCGACGATCATTGTCCCGAAACTAGGAAAAACTTTCTAAGTTATTCCTATGTTTTGTACAAGTTTTGTGAATTATTGGGACATGACGAGTTTTTACCATGCTTTCCATTATTGAAATCAAAGGAAAAACTATACCAACAAGACGTATTATGGAAAAAAATATGCGATACTCTGCAATGGGAATATATACCATCGATTTAAAGAACAGATAACATTGATATAAAATGGATAAACTAATAAAAGAAACAATACTCTTGAAAAATGGTGATAAGTATAATGATTTTTGTATAGATAGGGCATTAATGTTTCTAGATAGCGCAAAAGAAGTTTTAGAAACCACCGATCAAGAACAACTATATAATGATGAAATATTTACAGCTAAAACATTATATAAATCAATGCCTTTTATATATCTAGTTCAAGAGGGTCTTCGGAATGAAAATCACACACGTCAATGTCAGAACGCTGTGGAAAATTGATAATCATACCGTTATTTATACCTGTTAGATTTTTATAATTTGTAAGTTGAAACTTCATAGATTCGGTAATACATTTTACAGCTTTTAACTCTAAAATAATAGAATTATCAATAATAATATCGGCTCGTAGATTACCTATAACATGATTATCATATGTTATAGGTATTATTCTCTCTGTTTCATATGGAATACCTTTTTTTCGCAAGGCGACAGCCAATGCATTATGATAAACACATTCATTATAACCAGGGCCCAATACTTTAAAAACATTATTTGCATATAATTTAATGGTAGATAGCATTTTTATATATACAATTGATTCTTTTAACCTCTCATGAGATACTTTTCGACCTGGACCTGGATTCCCTCGTCGTCCTCGTCGTCGATATCCTCCATGTCCTCTTCGTCCATGTCATCCTCGTCCATGTCATCCTCGTCCATGTCCTCTTCGTCCATGTCCTCTTCGTCCTCGACGTCCTCGACGTCCTCGACGTCCTCGTCGTCCTCGTCGTCCTCTTCGTCCTCTTCGTCACTCTCATCGTCGATAGCCGTGTCGTTGTTCTCTTCTTCTATGGCATCATCTTCCTCTTCGTCCGCCTCGGCAATTTCTTTGTCTGTGATCATGTCGTCATCATCACCTCCGATAGGAGCACCACCGGCACAAAGAGTATAGGACTCTGATTTCACTAACTGTGCTATTACTAGGAATATTATACCAATGCCGAAACATAGATAACTCATTTTCTCCTCACCCATTCCATAGTAATAAACACCTGCACCGATAGCAGCGACGGCTAAACCGTATGAAATAGTATTCATCATTTTTACTATATAAATATATTTTTATTATGTAAATATGTCAAGCAAGCCACATACCAGCGGTAATTGGATCGCCTCCTGTTATCCAATAAATGAAAGCTAAAAACAATATGATTAAAATAAGGATAGCGAAAATTGTAAATACAAATTTAGCTTCACTAGTTTTAGGTGGTAGTTTCTGTTCTTTAGGTTCCATTTTAAATATATAAATATTATTTTTCTACTGAGCCGCCGCCTTTTCAGACTTGGTAATAGCCGGGGCTTGCATAGTCGTTAGCCATGCGAGCAACACGGCACCAACT